TATTGTAGATAGGTTAAGAATACAGCATGTTGATAACCAAATACAAGTTGTAGAAAAACCGCACGGTCATTTTTTACCGTATAGTTTTGTTATTTTTTTAAACGACGATTTTAAAGGCGGGGAATTAATGTTTGATAATATAACAATTAAACCGCAAAAAGGGCAGTTGGTTTATTTTACAGGAGATGAAGTACATGGTGTGAATTCGGTGTTAGAGGGAGACAGGTACACACTGGTATCGTTTCTTAAATCTGACATTAAAATAACAGATTCTAAGCTAATTTAATATGAGGTTTAAAGTAGACTTGAGAAATTACGAGATAGTTAAGATTCCACCATATATAGGGGAGGAAACTGTAGATACTCTTAACTTTGACGACTTAGCAGATGAAATTGCCAAATTTAACAAAGAAATTAAGTGGGAAAGTATGTGGACTGCAGAAGATGCTAAAGAGCGATTATTAAATAACTGGAGACTTATAGTATTTGTTCCAGGAGTTAGAATAAAAGGATGGTATTGGCTAGATAATACAGGAGAACCAAGAAACATATATGTGAATAGGAAATATAGAGGTCTTGGAGTTGGAAAAGAACTTAATTTTAAATTACTTAATATCTGTAAAGAATTAAAAATGGACGAAGTAAGGTGTAGCGTTGATGACTGGAACGTAAAAAGTCAAAACTGCTTCAAAAAATCCGGTTGGGTAGAGGATATTTAATCTTTATATTATGATTTATACGATTATTGCAGAAGGAAGATCAGGAGGTCAGACATTAACTGAATGGTTTAAGCTATCATTGAATGACTTCTATGTTGTTCATGAACCGTTTAACAAAGATTATAATGAATATACTACAAACACAGATAAGACTGATTTTACTTGGATAGATAAAAATAAAAACTACGTTATTAAAGAGCTATATTCTGAAGATATCACACCTTTATTAGGACATAGCGATAAAACAATATGTTTGTATAGAGAAAATTGGAAAGAACAAGTAAAATCGCTATTATATGCAGTAAAGACGAATAGGTGGCATACTAAATACACAGAAGACAGTGTAAAAAAGACCGTAACTGAAGAAGAGATTGTTTCTTTCTATGAAAAATACTATAAAACACAAAAAGAAAGGTTTCAAGCTTTTATAAAAGAAAATAACCTAAAATCAATATCGTATGAACAGTTGTATTACGGTAACGGTATTGTAGAAATAAAAAACCACTTTAATATTACCTCAAACGTAGATTTTCCGATCGGACAACGTTATTACACTAAAGAAAATCCATTAATTTAACAAATCAACATGCACTAAGATCTTCCAGATAGGTTAAAAAGGAAGGTAGACTGAAATGTAGTCTTGACAAACTTCATCTATTTATATATTACAATAACCAAAACTAAATAATATGTTATTCGGAATTATTATCCTAGTGGTAGCAGTATTAGTTGCTTACTTGCTTAACAAATCTAAAGTTTCTACGGTTTCTAAAACTAAATTTCAAGCTCCAGACAAGATCGAACCAGTAGCAGCTGAAGAATTAGTAGAAGAAACAACCGAAACTCCGGTTAAAAAAGCAAAAACTGTAGCAAAAAAGAAAACAGCTAAAATTAAGTAAAATGAGTGAAAAAGTTACGTTAACTGCTGAAGAATTAGCAGAATTTCAAGGTATTAGAAATGAAATCATAGGTACTATAGGTGTTTTAGGTGATTTGAGTTATAAAAAGACTCTTTTAGAGTTCGAAATTGAAGCTCTAAACGCTGTTATTAAGCAAAACGCCACTAAAGAGAGAGTACTTTTAGAGAGCTTTGGTCAAAAGTACGGAAACGGCTCTATCAACGTAGAGACAGGCCAAATTACCCCGATCTAGTAAATAGGTTTTGCCGTGAGTATTAGCTATTTATTATCAGAAATAAATTATTAAAATGGCAGAAGCATTAATTTCCCCAGGAGTATTCCTAACCGAGAATGACCAATCTCAGATAACAGCAGGTCCTATTACCGTTGGTGCGGCTTTAGTTGGTCCAACAGTATTAGGTAAAGTAAACATTCCAACTCTAATAACTACATATTCAGACTTTAAAGCTAAGTTCGGCGCTACCTTCATTTCTGGAGGTACAACTTACGAATACTTAACTTCTCAAGCTGCGTATAACTACTTCCAACAAGGAGGTACTTCTTTGTTAGTAACTAGAGTAGCTAGCGGTTCTTACAGTTCAGCTACAGCTTCAGTTGCAAGCATTGGCGCAACTGCTGCTTCTTTTACTCTTGAGACATTATCAGTAGGTACTTTAATGAACAACAACGTATCTGCTTCTGCTGCATTTGTAACAGGAGGCTTATTAGCTTCTGGATCTGCAAACAACGTTAGATGGGAAATTTCTCAAGTTGATACTGGATCTGGTACATTTACTTTGTTAGTTAGACAAGGTAATGATACTACATCTAACAAGTCTGTTTTAGAGACCTGGTCAAACTTGTCTTTAGATCCAAATCAAAATAACTATATTGAATATGTAATTGGTAACCAAACTCAGACTGCAATTTCTGAAGGAGGTGAATACTACTTACAAGTTACTGGTTCTTATCCTAACAGATCTAATTACATTAGAGTTAGCGTAAGTCAACCAATCGCTCAAACTCCTAACTACTTAAATCCATTAGGTCAGCCTTACACTTACTACACTGCTTCAATGCCTGCTTTAGGTAGCGGTTCATTAAACGGCTCATTTGCAGGTGCTACAGGTCCTTTATATGGTGGTTTAGATGCAACAACTTGGACTACTTCAGCTCCATTAAACATGTATGAAGGAATTAAAACAGTAGCAGCATCAACACCTGCTAACAACGTACAAGGTTTAATAGCTGGTGATTACGATATTGCTATTAGCTTATTAGCTAACCCAGATGCTTACGTATATGATTCAATTTACGCACCTGGTATTAACAGTCAAAACGCTTCTTCTCAAATCGGTGCTTTATTATCTACAGTACAAAATAGAGGAGACGCTATTGCAGTAGTTGATATGGTTTCTTACGGTCAAGTACCTACAGCAGTAACTGCACTTGCACAAGGATACGATAATTCATACGGTGCTACTTACTGGCCATGGTTACAAGTTAGATCAATTGAAACTGGCAAATTAAACTTCGTTCCTGCTTCTACAATTATCCCAGGAGTATACGAGTATAATGATAAAGTATCTGCAGAGTGGTTTGCACCAGCAGGTTTAAATAGAGGTGGTTTACCAACAGTAATCCAACCAGAAAGACGTTTAACTGTAAATGATAGAAATACATTATATGCAGCTAAAGTTAACCCAATCGCAGTATTCCCAGGCCAAGGTACAGTAGTATACGGTCAAAAGACTTTACAATCTCAAGCTTCTGCTTTAGATAGAGTAAACGTAAGAAGATTGTTAATTGCGTTAAAAGGATATATTGGTCAAATTGCTAATACATTAGTATTCGAACAAAATACTGCTGTAACTAGAAATAAATTCTTATCTCAAGTTAATCCATACTTAGATTATGTACAACAAAGACAAGGTTTGTATGCATTCAGAGTAGTGATGGATGAAACAAATAATACTCCAGATGTAATCGATAGAAACTTACTTGTAGGTGCTATCTACTTACAGCCAACTAGAACAGCTGAATTTATTCAATTAACATTCAACGTGTTGCCAACTGGTGTAACTTTTGGATAATAAAAAACAATTCACTCGATGAACAATAATACAAAAATTAGATTACATTTATCTAAAAACCTATTCGAAAGCGTTGCTAGAGAAGTATTAGCAGAAGCTAAGAGAGCAAATGACGGTTATACTGTAGCTGTTAAGCAACCTAAAATGCCTAAACAATCTAAATCTCAAGCTGTTTCTCCTGAAGTTCAAAAGACTGACGCAGAAGCAACAATGGGAGAGATGGAAACTAAAGTAGCTGAAACAGCTCCTGTTAAAGAAGATATGAGTGCAGCTCAAATGCTTGTTGCTACATTAGGCACAGTACTAGGCGTTGGCGGTACAATTGCAGCATCTGTACTTAAAGATTTAAAGAATGCTAAAACTCCAGAAGAGAAAAAGCAAGTATTACAGAGTTTAGCTAATCAAATGACTAAGGCTAAAGGTATCGACGAAGTTAAGGAAGAAGAATAAGTTTTGCATTAGTAGATATTTATATAAAACATAGAATAAAATGCCAGTATTAGATCCAAATGAAATAATGTTTACGGC